ATGCAGACCGGGCCGCTGCAACGGCTGATGCCGGGCGGGGCAATCATCATTGTGATGACGCGTTGGTCGCTGTTGGACTTAACCGGACGCCTGATAACGTACCAGACCAAGAATCCTGAGTCGATTCCGTGGGAAATCGTGGAGCTGCCCGCCATCCTGAACGAAGACACGCCGCAGGAGAAGTCACTCTGGCCCGAGCAGTGGACGTTGGAGTCCTTGAAAGCCACCAAGGCCAGTATTGACCCCCGGTACTGGAACGCCCAGTACATGCAGCAGCCCACACTGGACAACTCGGCGCTGATTTCCCGCAAGAGCTGGCGGATTTGGATGAAAGATAACCCTCCGCAGTGCGATTACGTGCTCCAGAGCTGGGATACGGCGTTTGAGACCAAGAATACATCCGACTACAGCGCCTGCACAACGTGGGGCGTTTGGTACAACGAGGAAGAGGGCAACGCGCCGCAGATTATTTTGTTGGACGCGTTCAAAGACCGGATGGCTTTCCCTGAACTCAAGACCGTGGCGCTCAAGCACTACAAAGAGTGGGAGCCCGACGCGTTCATTGTGGAGAAAAAAGCCGCCGGAGCGCCGCTCATTCAGGAGTTGCGCCAGATGGGCATACCGGTGCAGGAGTTCAGCCCGAGCCGGGGCAACGACAAGATGGTGCGCGTCAACGCGGTGGCCGACTTATTCACATCAGGTAAAGTGTGGGCTCCCGATACACGCTGGGCGCGTGAGGTGATTGAAGAGATTGCAGCTTTCCCGGTAGGCGAGAACGACGACTACGTGGACACTACAACCCAAGCCCTGCTGCGCTATCGACAAGGTGGTTTCATCCCGTTGGACTCCGATGAAAAGGATGAGCCGAAGATTTTTAGGCGGCGTTCTGTCGCATACTACTGAAAGAAATAAGTATGGCTACTAATGTTGACAAAGGGTTATATCAAGCACCACTTGGCATGGACGACCTTGCCCAAAATGAGGAGCCGCTTGAGATTGAAATCGTTGACCCGGAAGAGGTCAACATCCACATGGGTGGGCTGGACTTATCCATCCACCCCGGCGATGACGAGAATGACTTTGGCGCAAACTTAGCCGACCTGATGGACGATGGGGACTTGCAAGAACTTGCCAACGACCTGTCCAACGACATTGACAACGACAAAGCCAGCCGCAAAGACTGGGAGAAGGCGTACACCGAGGGTATCAAGCTGCTGGGCTTGCAGTACGAAGACCGCACGGAGCCGTGGCAAGGAGCCAGCGGCGTGTTCCACCCCATGATTACCGAGGCCGTGGTGCGTTTCCAATCGGAGACCATCACCGAGATGTTCCCTGCACAAGGCCCGGTGCGCACCAAGATTGTTGGCAAGGAGACGCCGGAGAAACAAGAAGCGGCGGTACGCGTTGAAGCAGACTTGAACTACCAGTTGACGGAAATCATGCGCGAGTTCCGCCCGGAGCAAGAACGCATGCTGTGGAGCTTGCCTGCTACGGGTTCAGCTTTCAAGAAGGTCTACTACGACCCTAGCCTTGGCCGACAGGTCTCCATGTTCATCCCAGCCGAAGACATCATCCTGCCCTACGGGACGACCGACTTGGATACGTGCTACCGCATCACGCATGTCATGCGCAAGACCGAGAACGAAATCATCAAGCTCCAGAAGGCTGGGTTCTACCGCGACATCGAGCTACCTGATACGGACAAAGACCGCAGCGACATCAAGCAGGCCAAAGACAAAGAGACTGGCTTTAGCGATATCAACGACGACCGGTACACGGTCTATGAAGTCCACGTGGACTTGGACATCACAGGATTCGAGGACGAAGACAAAGAAGGCCCCACCAAGATTGCGTTGCCGTACGTGGTGACGATGATAAAAGGCAGCAACGATGTGCTGGCCATCCGTCGCAACTGGTTGGAGGACGACCCCCTCAAGCTCAAGCGCCAGCATTTTGTGCACTACCAGTACATCCCCGGTTTCGGCGCGTACGGGTTCGGGCTGTTCCACCTGATTGGCGGGTTTGCCAAGAGTGCTACCAGCATCATGCGCCAGTTGGTGGATGCGGGCACGCTATCTAACCTGCCCGGCGGACTCAAAGCCCGCGGCCTGCGCATCAAGGGAGACGACACCCCCATCCAGCCGGGTGAGTTCCGCGATGTGGACATCGGCTCCGGTGCGCTGCGCGACAACATCCTGCCGCTGCCGTACAAAGAGCCCAGCCAAGTTCTGTACACGCTGCTCAACAACATCGTTGAGGAAGGCCGTCGGTTTGCATCTACCGCGGACATGCAGATTAGCGACATGTCCGGCCAAGCGCCGGTGGGCACTACGTTGGCCTTGTTGGAGCGCCAGCTCAAGGTTATGTCGGCGGTTCAGGCCCGGCTGCACTACACGTTCAAGCAAGAGCTGCGGCTGCTGGCGGCAATCATCCGTGACTACACTGAGCCAGCTTATGACTACCAGCCGGACGTGGGCGCACCCACGGCCAAGAAAGAGGACTACGACCATGTGGACGTAGTGCCAGTCAGCGACCCCAACGCGGCCACCATGAGCCAACGTGTCGTCCAGTACCAAGCGGTCATGCAGATGGCGCAATCTGCGCCGGACATCTACAACATGCCCCAGTTGCACCGCAACATGCTGGAGATTTTGGGCATCAAGAACGCGGACAAGCTTGTGCCCCTACCGGACGACCAGAAGCCCCGTGACCCGGTGACCGAGAATATGTCCATCCTCAAGGGCGACCCGGTGAAGGCGTTCCTGAATCAAGACCATCAGTCGCACATCGCGGTGCACATGTCCATGTTGCAAGACCCGCTGGTTGCAGCCAACATCGGCCAAAATCCCAAGGCTCCGGTCATCCAAGCCGCGCTCATGGCGCACGTTGCCGAGCACACCGGGTACATGTACCGCAAGCAGATTGAGGCCCAATTGGGCTTGGCCTTGCCGCCCGAGGACGAAGAGCTGCCCCCACAGATTGAGCAGGCGTTGTCAAGCATGATGGCGCAGGCTGCGCAGCAGTCATTGCAGATTAACCAGCAGCAGGCACAACAACAGCAAGCCCAGCAGCAGGCCCAAGACCCGATGGTGATGATGCAGCAGCAGGAGTTGCAGCTCAAGCAGGGCAGCTTGCAGTTGGAGGCACAGAAGGTTCAGCAGGACTTTGCCATTGAGCAGGCCAAGCTGGAGCTGGAGAAACAACGCATGGTGCTAGAGGCGTCGGCCAAAGCGGATGCCAACAACGCACGCAAGGAAGAAAACGCTGCCCGCATGCAGTTGGAGGGCGTCAAAACAGGGGCCGCTATCCGCGAGAAGCAGGCCAAGCAGAAGTTCGACCAAGAACACGCCGGGGTGAAACTCGGTGCACAGATTGCGAAAGACCAAGCAGCGATGCAGTCCCAGCAAGTAGCACAAGCCAAACCAGAGGAGCCTGAAGAATGATTCAAGATTTCGCACGCGTATTGCGCGAACAAATACGCACGGATATGAACAACTACGCGGACGACATGGCTGGTGGGGCCTGCCGTTCATTTGACGAGTACCAAAAACTTTGCGGGGTGATTCAGGGCCTAGCCATCGCAGAGTCCTACCTGTTGGCCCTGCTGAAGAAAGTTGAAAACGATGAGTGACATCCTCTTGCCTCCGGGAGTAGAAATGCCCCCACCCATCCAAACAGCGGAAGTTCCTGACGAGACGCTGACGGATGCTGAAAAAGCCAAGCAGTTACCCGACCCATCGGGGTACAAGCTGCTGTGCTTCTTGCCTGAAGTTGAAGAGATGATTGAGGGCACAAACCTCCTCAAGCCCAAGGAAACTATGCGGCGTGAAGAGCTGACCACAGCAGTTCTGTTTGTGGTCAAGGTTGGCCCTGATGCGTACTCCGATAAAGACAAGTTTCCGACCGGCCCTTGGTGCAAGGAAGGCGACTTCGTACTTACCCGTACGTACGCAGGTACACGGTTCAAGATGTACGGGCGCGAAATGCGCTTAATCAACGACGACCAAGTTGAAGGTGTTGTGCAAGACCCGAGAGGAATCACCCATGTCTGAATTCAAATTTCCCGATGAAATTGAAGACGAAAAAACCGTCACCGTTGATATTGAAGGCGGCAACAACGATATTGAAGTTGAAATCGTAGACGACACCCCGGAGCAAGACCGCGGTCGTCAAAAGCTGGAAGAGCCGGTTGAAGACCCAACGGACGAAGAATTGGAGAACTACAGCTCCAAAGTCCAAGAGCGCATCAAAAAGCTGACTCACGCACGGCATGATGAGCGCCGTGCCAAAGAGTCTACCTTGCGCGAAAAGCAGGAGTTGGAGCGGTTGGCTCAATCCTTGTTGGAAGAAAACAAGCAGCTCAAAGGCTACGTGGAGCAGGGCACTAAACAGATTGCTGCTTCGGGCTTGTCCGCTGCGGAAGCCGAGATGGAGAAGGCCCGCCGTCAGTTTAAGGAAGCGCAAGAAGCCTTTGACACGGATGCCATCATTGCCGCGCAGGAGGCTATGACCGATGCCAAATTTAATTTGGAACGGGCCAAAAACTTCCGTCCAGCCCCTTTACAAACGTACAGCGATAGTGTACAAACGCAACAACCTGTGGCCCAACAGGGAAAACCTGACCAAAAATCCCTGCGCTGGCAGGCAAAAAACCAGTGGTTCGGTTCTGAAGGGTTCGAGGAAGTAACCAGCTATTCATTAGGGCTGCACCAAAAGCTAGTGAACTCGGGCATTGACCCGCAAAGTGATGAGTACTACGCACAGATTGATAGAAATATCAAGGGCAAATTTCCCGAGGTGTTCGGGAGTAACCAGAGTGAAAGAAACCAAAGTGAGAGGAGTCAGCGACCTGC